AACAGATGGTGAAGCCTTCTTTATTGGTACACCTAATGGATATGATCATTTATATGATGCCTATTTGAAAGGGCAAAGTGATGATCCAGATTGGAAGAGTTGGCAGTATACAACAGTAGATGGTGGCTATGTACCAGAGAAAGAGATCGTAAAAGCTAAAGCTATGATGGATGAAAGAGCGTTTAAAACAGAATTTCTAGCATCCTTTGAAACAACTGGTAATAGAGCAGCATATAATTTTGATAGAAGTATCCATGTTAAAGAATCAAAGCAATTAACAAACAACCTATTCTGGGGATTAGATTTCAATGTGGACTATATGAGTTCTGTATTGGGTTGCGAGTATTCTGATGGTACAGTACATTATTTTAAAGAGATTAGATTAACGAATAGTAATACTGAAGAGATGTCTAGAGCTATGAAGAAAATAGCACCTAACATCCCAACCTTTCCAGATAGTGCTGGATCAGCCAGATCAACAACCAGTAACAGATCAGATCATCAGATATTAAAAGATCATGGCTTTCAAGTTATAGCAAGGAAAGCAAATCCTCCAATTATTGATCGCTTAAATGCTTTAAATAGAATGTTGAAAGATGCTAATGGCAAAGTAAGAATGACCATTGATCCGAGATGTGTGAACCTTATAAAAGATTTAGAACAAGTACAGAGAAGCAGAGATGGCAAGATAGATAAGAGTGATATTGCTTTAACTCATATGCTTGATGCCTGTTCATATTACATAGCGTATAGACATCCAATCGTGAATCGCCAACCTATGAGCGTTGAATGGTGATGTTTGCATTTGGATTTGTTAGTGGTGGTCTGGGAGCGATTATTTTATTACATCTATATGGTCAAAAGTTATCAATGGATGAGCGAAAGCTGGTATCTGATATATTAAAAAGAAATAATCAAGTGGTGAACTGATGAACTATTACGATATGATAACTATTCCAGATTTAGGTAGTAGAGCTGTATTTGAATCAATTAAAAATGCTGAAGATATGGTGCTTAAAGATGAATATAAGAAGAGGCAGCAATCTATAGACTTCTATTATAATAGAGATATAGATAAGTATATACAGGACTACTTTCCTTCTTCTTCATTAAGCCAGATACCTACATTACCATTAAGGATTGTACCTCGCTTTGCTCGTTCTAGGATGATGTTATATAAAGCACCAGCAACCAGATTTGTAGGTGGTGAAGAGGCTGAAGAGTACATGACCTATACACATCATTTAAATAGCCAATCAAGGATAGCATCAGAGTTAGCATGGCTATTAGGTTCTATCCATATGAAGTCTGTATGGAATGAAAGAAAGCAAAAGATAGATTATCACATAATGCCTAATGTTCGTGAATACTATTACGAAGGTGAGCTAGAGCCTTATGGCTACTCTTATGAGCGTGGTGTAAATGCTAGAGGTGATAGAGAGTTTGTGTTCTGGTCAGAGGCTAGAGATGGTGAGCAAGGGATGCATTTCTTATATGATATTAATGGCAAGATATATCCTATTGATGGCAATCCAGAGATGATTAATCCTTATGATGTTAATCCTATATCTAGGATTGTTTTTCCTTATGATGCATCTGATGTAACAATGGCAGCTCTTCATAGTTCTATAGCATTTACTGAAGTTATGTTGGCTACTCGTTATCAGATGGGATCACCAGTAGTAACAGGCATAGATCAAGAAGTTCCCAATTTAAAGTGGGGAGTGGATCGTTTAATATCTTTACCAGAAGGTAGTTCAATGAGCTTTGTAGCTCCACCTTCTAACATTAGCCAGATGCTGGAAAGTATTAAGCAATTATTAAATGTTACTGGTCAGAATCATTCCTTATCAGTTAGATGGGGTGAGCAAGGTCAGATACCAAGTGGACAAGCATTAAAGATTTTAAACATGGAGAATCTGGAATCCAGAGAATCAGATATACCCATGTTTCAAGACTTTGAAGAGATGAGATATGCTATTGATCGTAGAGTTATAGAAGTTCATACTGGTAAATCCTTTGATGAATCATATGCTGTTGATTTCTCTGAATCTGATTACCCAGAGGAGTGGAATGTAGAGAAAGACAAGCTGATGTTTATGCTAGATAATGGATTGATAGATCAGAAGGGATTAATGAAACATTTTAATCCAGATATTACTGATGAAGAATTAGATATGAGATTAGAAGAATTAGAACCAGAGGTAGTTGAAGAAGAACCAGCACCTCAATCACCATTACTATCGGCATTACAGCGTGGATAAAGAAAGAATAGCACAAGAGTTTTCAAGGGCTGTACAGAAAGCACAGGCTCAAATGGTTGAGGACTTACTTGATCTTAAAGGCTCTTTAAGCAGAGAGGAGTTTATATCCTTAATCAGTACGCTTGATGTGGATGATTATATCTTTAATGAGGTAGGCTTACAGAAAGATTTAGATAATTATTTAGCATCCTATCAAAGTGTATTATCTGGAATGGAGTTTGTTGGTGAGGTAACAGAAGAAACATTATTGGCTTTGGTACGATTAGACCAAGCAACCTTTAGAAAGCAGATCGGAACAATGGGTGAGCAGATTATAGATGAGGCTGTTAAAGGGATTCTAGGTGGCAAAACAGAAAGAGAAATAGCTCAAAGTATGTTAGGTAATGTATTAAGACCAGATCAAGCAGAGACATTAGCCAATACTGCTTTAAATACTTTTGAAAGGAATGTAACTGCTGAAATGGCTGTAAATGATCCAGCTGATGCTACCTATGTTTATCAAGGCCCTATAGATGATAGAACCAGAGACATATGTTTAGATATGATGGCAGCTGGTAGCTTAACAAGAGATGAAGTTGATAGCCAATATCCGGGAGCATTTAGTGATGGTGGTGGCTTTAATTGTAGACATAGATGGGCAAGGGAAACATCAGTATCTAAAAAACTTACTGATCCGAAAGAAGCCAAAGGATTTATAGATAAGAAAGGTGGATTTAAAAGAACACCATTAACACCTCAACAGCAATTAGAACAACGTGGCTAAAAAATTAAAAGATATACCAACCTTTACCAAACAATTCTGGAAGAAGTTGGGCGATGAAACAGCAGACCGAATACGGGTGCATACTACCAAAGGTGGCAAAGATGTCAATAATAAAACTTTTAAGCCATATTCGACAAGTTACAAGGCAAGGAAGGTATCTGATAAGTTTACAGGACAATCATCTAGATCATCAAAACCAGATTTACAACTTACTGGCGATATGATGATCAACTTACAAACTAGGGGATTCTCAAGGGATAATGTTGCTATTGCTAGAAATGCAAAAGAAGCAACAAGCAAACCAATTAACCTTAAAATCGGTAAATAACGAAAGGACTCAAGATAATGAGCGAGAATACAGTACAAGATAACGTACAAGAGTTGGCTACTAACAGCCAGAGTGATTCAGTATCTAGCAACCAAGATAGTGGATTATTGCAAGAAGTAATGCAGAAAAAAGAAAGGTTGCAGAAGGCAGAGTCTGAATTGGCAGAACTGAAAGGCAAGATGGAAGAGGAAAGAAAGGCACAACTATCTAAAAACGAAGAATGGAAAACCTTATATGAGGAATCCAGATCAGAACTTGATAGAGTTAAGCCAGAACTAGAATCTTTTAAAATGCAAGAAACTGCTAATAAAGATAAGATGCTTTTAGAGTTCTCTGAAGAAGATAGAGAAACTTTTAAGGACATGAGCTACCAACAATTAAAAGTAGTTCATAATAAATTAATCAACAAAACAATAAATGTTCCGAATGTGGACACATCAACATCTGCTGGCTATCAAGGGTACGAAACATTGACAGATGCAGCTAGAGATGTGGCAAGAGGAAAGCTGGATAAATCAAGTTATGCGAAGATCAAAGAAGCGTTTACATCTAGATTCAATTAACAATAATCCAACTACTGGTATGAATACTGGTGGTGTATCATCTGCAATATCCAAAGATGGTGAGCATATCTATGTAAGCAAGGGTGAAAAAATACCTTATGAAGATGGATTTAGGATTTGTGTTGGACAGGAGAAAGTGCCTCAATGTAAGGATTTAATCAGTACCTTTGGCCATATATCTCAAGATCGTTGGGATGCTATATTTGGACAAAAGGATAAAACATAATGGCAGCTGGAGATTCAGGACTATTCGCTGGTGGATTGATCGAACAGATCGAAGCTGAAGCAATCGTCAAATTTAGCGAGGCTGGGGTAACTATGCCTCTAGTAACTCTTAAAGGACATGATAAGGCAGATCAAGTAACATTCATAGCATACAATAGTGGTACAAATACGCTAACAAGTGCAGATGTTGCAGCTACTGCTGAAAATACAGTAACACCTTCAACGAGTTTAAATACAGATAAAAAGACAGCAACTCTTGATATGTATTCTGTAATGGTTCCAATATATGACGAAGCAAAGTTATCTAATGCAGATGATATTGCCTCTAATGTTGGTGCATTAATCGGAAATAGCATGTCAGCCAAGGCAGATGCATTGCTTAATGGTCTTTTCGATTCCTTCTCAAATGCAGTTGGAGCAGCTGATGCAGCTCTAACAGTTGATAATCTATTCGGTGCATTATCTTCTCTAAAGCAAAATGCAGCTATTGGGCAACCAAATGCTGTTCTTGATCCAAGACAAATCTGGGGAACTTATGGAGTACATAATGACCTAGTAACAGCAGCACAGTTTGCTGGTTCTGGAGTACAGGAAGAAGGTGCTAGAAATGGCTTTGTTAGCCAGATCGCTGGAATAGGTATACATTCATCATCAGAGTTTACAGTAGCAAGTAGTGCTGTTAAAGGTGGTGTGTTTGTTCCCGGTGCTTTAGGCATGGGTTATGCTGGTGAAATGATCAAGACAGAAGTATATCGTGAAGGTTCATATCTTCGTGATAACATCATCGGTTCTGGTTTCTGGGGAGTTACAGAGATCATCGATGGATGGGGTGTTGAAGTTCTTTCACAAGTTGCATAGTAAGTAACAACTGAAACATGGGGAGAGGATTTCGGTTCTCTCCCCTTACTAATCTTTGAGGAAATATGGCAGATTCAATAAACAATAAAGCAAAAGAATACTACGATAATGACGATACTGGTGGAAGCCTCAATAATAATTTAAAAGATTTTTTAAAGCAGCAAGGAGCTGAAGGCAATTCATTAAATACCTTATGGCGTAATTATGCTTATGGTGAAGGTGGTAACAGCTTAAATACTAGACTTGGTAAGCTATGGGGAACATCTGGATCATTAATAAAAAGATGGAAAGATGTACTCGGATTAACATGGGATGAACTAAAGCTATTTTTTAATGCTAGAAGAAACGATCCAGAACTACTCCTATCTGGTGCTACCTCTTTTGATGGTGATGATGATTATATAGATTGTGGTGCAAGTGTTAATGATTTTTCAAGTGGTAATTTTACAATATCAGTTTGGTTAAAACATGATACAAGCAATAGTAATCATGC